AATGGATTCGTTACTCACAATAAGGGTGCAAATTCGTTAGCGGGGTATTCTATATCAACTAACCCAACTATATCAATCGCAAGTGTAACTATCGGAGGAAATGCATACAAACAATTAACATTAAGTACTAACTCAGCTGTAGTATCTCCTGGTTCGACAGCGATTACTGCAAACTTCTCTTATGATATACAAATAGCATCCGATAGTGGATTTGCATCTATATTGGCAACTTTTACTGCATATAGTTCTAATACCTTAAATTATAAGACTGGTTCTACAATTTTTGCGAGAGCTAAAACAAACTTCGCAGGATTACAAAGTGGGTTCGGTTCAACTGCGAGTGGATAATAAAATAATATAATATGTTTAAGATAACAAAGCAATTGGTAGTAGATGGAAAGGTGTTAGAGAGAATCTATGTTTCCAAAGACTATACGTTTGAAGGAGTAGAATCCTTTGAAACGGAGGGAGACGCTGTTGAAAAGAAGGAAGAATTAGAAAGTTTGGATAATTTTGGAGCTAAATATAAGGTTACGAAAATATCGTAATATTTATAGATATATACCATAATTAAAAACAAACTAAAAAATGGAAAACAAAAAGTTATCTCAAGATGAACTAAACGAAATAGTTCAGTTACGAAATGAATTTGCAAACATCTTTGCAACTATTGGTTCTATTCAATCGAGAATAAAAGAATTGGAAGAAGAAAACGAACCAAACTACATCTCCCTTAAAGAAATTCAAAAAAAAGAGGAAGTATTATTCGAAAAATTAAAGAATAATTACGGAGAAGGGAATATAGATTTGGTTACAGGAGAATTTAAACCAATTCAATAATATTTTGGAAGTTTCTTTTGATATTTATATGGAGGAAATCTAAAAATTTTTAAATAAAGATAACATGGCAGAAAAAATTGTATCACCTGGGGTATTTACAAGAGAGAACGACCTTTCTTTCTTACCACAAGGTATATCGCAAATAGGAGCAGCGATAGTTGGACCAACTGAAAAAGGACCAGCTTTCATTCCTACTTTAATAACAACACAGGCTGAGTATGAAAGCATTTTCGGTACTCCAAAAGATTACTACACAGGATATGCAGTTCAGAACTACTTAAGAGATGCAGGTGCGGTAACTGTTGTAAGAGTTGGTGGAGTAGGTGGTTACACAATGAAAGGAGCAAAAATGCTTGTAGGAGATGATACTAATGTATCTGCTGACCCTCAGGCTAAGCAGATAATTGCAGTATTAGCACATAGTTCATCTGCACAATCCGCATCATTTACGATTGCAAACGATGCAACTAATGTTGGATATTTTGCAGTTACTGGTGCAAATGCTCAGTATAGAATGAGTATAGAAAAAAGTGCAGCAGATTCAATTGATGATGTATTAGGTGTAAACCCTACATTTAATAGAGAAGCTTATGCTTACACTTATTTTAACCGTACGAAAACTTTCTTATCAGGCTCTTCTTTATCTGATATTGTATATGCATCTCCTTCTAAGGATTTAGTAAACCAAAACTTTACTGCAGATGCTTCATTTGCTTCTACTCCGTTTGTTCAATCTCAATTATATAATGGAACAACTAGATATAACTTATTTAGAATTCATACTATATCGGATGGTAACACAGAGAACACACGATTCAAAGTTCAAATTTCTAATATCAAATCTTCAAATGGTTCAGATTACGGAACATTTAGTTTAGTATTAAGAGCATTTGATGATACAGATAAGAGAAAATCAATATTAGAACAATATAATAATTTAACATTAGACCCATCTTCTCCTAACTTTATTGGAAGAAGAATTGGTGATAGAGATGTAACAATTGATGCGGTAGGTAAAATTACTGAAACAGGAGATTATCAAAATAGAAGTAAGTTTATTAGAGTTGAGGTATCAACTACTACATATCCTGTAACTGCTATTCCTTATGGGCATGAAGCATATACGTTACCTTTAACTTGTATTGCAACAGACTCAACTGATTTAAGTGCAAATTTTCCAATTGTAACTTATACATCCGCTTCATTCAGTTCATCAATTTTCTCAAGTGGATTTGATTTTGAAACTTCGATAGTAGCTGATAATAATAAAAATTATTTAAATCCATTGCCAGTTGGCGCAGGAGTGGGGGCTAATTATACATTTGGTTTAGATAACCCTAAAGGTGTAACTGCTGGTAGATTTGGATTAGGATTGAGTGCAGCTGAAACAACAGATTCAACTCAAACCGCAATGAGAAACTTCACTTTGGCTTTTCAAGGTGGATGGGATGGAATTGACCCAACTGTAACAATTAATAAGGGAGAAGATATTAGTGCAACGAATACACAAGGATTCAATTGTGCAGCATCAACAACAAGTGGTTCAGTAGCTTATGCTAAAGCATTAAACGCTGTTCAAAACCCTGATGAATATGATATCAACTTATTAATCACTCCCGGTATTATCAGACAATATCATCCTTATGTAACAACTAAGGCAATCGATATTTGTCAAGAAAGAGAAGATGTATTCTACATTGCAGATTTCGCTGGAGCAAGTGCTACTATTTCAGAAGCAGTTGAGCAAGCAGCGGGAGAAGATACTAACTATGTAGCTACTTACTATCCTTGGATTAAAACTATCGATGTAAATACTAATAAATTAGTAGCAGTTCCACCATCAGTATTATTGGCAGGTACATTCGCACAAAACGATAGATTAGGTGCTGAGTGGTTCGCACCAGCTGGTTTGAATAGAGGTGGTATCGCAGGAGCAGTTCAGGTATTGAATAGATTAACTCAATCAGAGAGAGACCAATTATATGAAGGTAAAGTAAACCCAATCGCAACATTCCCTGGACAAGGTATTAGTGCATTTGGACAGAAGACTTTACAAGATAAAGCATCTGCATTAGATAGAATCAACGTAAGAAGATTGTTAATTAACTTAAAGAAGTTTGTTGCATCTACTTCAAGATTCTTAGTGTTCGAACAAAATACGGCACAAACAAGAAGTAAATTCTTAAATACTGTAAACCCTTACTTAGAAGCAGTTCAACAAAGACAAGGACTTTACGCATTTAGAGTGGTTATGGATGAAAGTAATAATACACCAGATGTAATCGACAGAAACATTTTACAAGGTTCTGTGTTTTTACAACCTGCTAAGACAGCTGAATTCATCGTAATTGATTTCAACATCTTACCAACAGGAGCATCATTTAGTGTATAATTTCGATAATTGATATTTATATAAAAGAAATAAAAAATGGCAGAAGTATTAGAATTTAACGAAATGTTTTATACCAATTTCGAACCTAAGATGAAAAATAGATTCATCTTCGAAATAGACGGTATCCCTTCATATTTAGTGAAAGCTGGTAACAGACCTACAATCACTTTTGAACCTGTGGTATTAGACCATATTAACATCAAAAGAAAGTTAAAAGGAAAAGGAGATTGGTCTACGTTAGAAATTACACTTTACGACCCAATTGTTCCTTCTGGAGCACAAGCGGTAATGGAGTGGGTGAGAACATCACATGAATCATTAACAGGTAGAGATGGATACGCAGAGTTCTATAAGAAGGATGTGGATTTCTATATGTTAGGTCCAGTAGGTGATAAGATTGAGCAGTGGAAATTAAAAGGAGCATTCATCACTTCAGCGAACTTCGGTGATTTGGATTGGAGTAATGCTACTGACCCTACTACAATCGTATTAGAACTTACTTATGATTATGCAATCTTAGAATTCTAAAAAATATTCCTTACGGATGCTACCGAAGGACAACCCTCATCAGAAATGGTGGGGGTTTTTTTGTTTTGAAAATTTGTGATATATATATTTATATACAAAACAATAAGTTATTATTATGGCAGAGCAAAAGTACGATTTCGCAACGGAGGTTATAACACTTCCATCTGAAGGAAAGGGATATCCTGAAACATCCCCATTATCAAAGGGTACAATAGAGATTAAGTATATGACAGCTAGGGAGGAAGAAATCCTTACATCTCAAAACCTAATTAAAAAAGGTATCGTTTTAAACAAACTATTTGAATCAATTGTTGTTGATAAAGATATTGATATAAACGAAATCCTAATAGGAGACAAGAACGCTATTATGTTAGCGACTCGTATTTTAGGGTATGGTCCTTTATATTCAATTGAAGTTACCAATGATAATGGAGAAAAGGAAAAAATAGATGTAGATTTATCAAAAGTTCAAACAAAGGATATTGATTTAACTAAATTAAGAAGAGATAACCGATATCCATATACTACTACATCTGGGAATAATTTAGTATTCAAATTATTATCACATGGTGATGAGCAAAAGATTGAAGAGGATATCAAAGCATTAGCTAAATTTAATAAAGGAGGAATAAGTTCAGAGTTAACTACTAGATATCGTTATATGATTCAGGAAGTAGATGGTAAAACTGATAGTAAATCAATTATCGATTTTATTAATAACAAATTTTTAGCTAGAGATACTAGAGCATTTAGAGAATACATTAAGAGTGTTTCTCCGGATGTAAAAATGGAATTTGAATATGAAAATCCTGAAACAGGAGAAAAGGAGGTACGCTCGATTCCAATGGGCGTAGGCTTTTTTTGGCCTTCCGAGTAATTATTCAGTAATTTTACACAGTCAGATATTTGATTTATGTTATTATGGTAATGGGTTTATATATTCCGATGTATATCAGATGCCGGTTCATATAAGAAATTTTTATTATAACAAATTAATACAATCGAAAAAAACAGAAAAAGAAGCAACCGAAAAGGCATCAAAAAGTAAAGGTCCATCAAAGGGGCCAAATTTATCTAAAGTGAGAGTTAATCGTTAACTCTCATTTTTTTTATAATGATATTTATAATTGATAAACTCTCAAAAAATGAAACTTACAAAAAAAGAAGCTAAGCTGTTTAAAGAATCACATAATAGATGGTTAAATGAAAGTAGTTTTTTAGCAAGATTATTTCTTAAACAAGTAACATCTGGTATTAAGGATGATAAAGATTTACAAAAATCTATTGAAGATGCGGATAAGGATTTAGAAAAAACAAGAAATAAAATAGAAAAAATAGCAAGTGGTGATAAGGAAAAGGTAAAAACCGCCATTCCACCAAATGTGAGAAAATACTTAGGATTTGATTATTAATTATATAATTTAATATGGCAAAATCACCTAATCAGGAACAAAAAGAATATAATTCTTTATTAGAACTTACCCAATCTATGTTGGGTGAGATTGGTAACGCCATGGGAGAAATTGGTAACGCTTCCGACAAACGTAATAAAAAATTAGCTGAGCAAGTTGATTTAACACAAGAAATTCTAAAGTCGGTGAAAACTGAAGCAGATGCACTGGCGGCTGTAGAACTTATTCGTGAAAATAATAAACAAATAAGTAAGCAAGATTTTGGTATTAATAATAAATTAAAAGAAACATTTACACAACAACACGCAGCATTAGAGGGTATCGTACAGGCACATCAACAAAGTGCTAAGATATTGAGTACTGTGGATGGAATAGCGGATGGTGTTAAAAATAAGTTTGATGGCATATTAGATGGTATGATGGGTGATATTAAATCAATACCAATAATAGGTAAACCATTGGCATCTCTATTTGAACCTTTTCAGAACAAAATAAAGGCACAATTTGGAAACGTAATTGGAGATTTTAAAGGTGGGTTTGGCAAAGCATTCGCAACCGCTAGAGGAAATGGAATGAGCTTTGCAAAAAGTGTTACATCTGGAATAGGAGGGGGGCTAAAAGCAGCTGCTGGTTCAGCGAGAATATTTGCGGCTACTTTACTTACGCCGGTTGGAATTGCGTATATGTTGTATAAAGCATTTAGCCTTGGATTAGAAAGATTCAAAGAATTAGATGCGGCAGCAAAATCATTTAGAGAAAATACAGGTTTATTAAATTCTCAAACACAGGGATTACAACAAACAATATCCAGTGTATCCGTAGAATATGCTAACTTAGGAGTAACTGCGGCTGATGTTGCAAATGCGGCAGCACAATTCACAACCGCATTTGATGGGATACAACAACCTGCAAAAGAGACGGTTGAATCCTTAGTTATAATGAATAAAAACTTTGGAGTAGGATTTGCAGAAGCTTCCAAAGTAAATAAGGTATTCCAAAATATGGGAAACCTGACTGAAGCACAAGCTGCATCATTAAGCATGTCAGTTGTGGAGATGAGTAAATTAGCTGGAGTTGCTCCTCAAAAAGTAATGGAGGATATTGCTAGTAATAGTGGTAATGCTCTTAAGTATTTTAGAGGTTCACCAAAAGAATTAGCAAAATCCGCAGTTAGTTTAGCTGCGATGGGTTCTTCATTGGAGAGTGCTGCAAAATCATCTGAATCATTATTAGATTTTGAAAGTAGTATTGCAAATGAATTAGAAGCAAGTGCAATGCTAGGTGCTGATATAAACTTAGAAAAAGCGAGAGCTGCGGCATTTGCTGGAAACCAATATGAGCAAGAAAAGGCCATAATGGAAGAAATGATGAAAGTGGGTGATATCAATAAAATGGATATGTACTCAAAAGAAGCATTAGCTAAGGCAACCGGTAAATCAGTTGAGGAATTGGTTAATATGCAACGAATTCAAAAACAATTCGGAAACTTAGATGAAGGTCGTTTAGCAGCGGCACACGCATTAATGGATGCTGGAAAAGATATAACTCAACTAAGTTCTGCTGATTTGGATTTACAAAATAAAAAAATGGCATCGCAACAACAAATGCAAGGTCAAATGGATAAGTTAACAAACTCATCTGGTGTATTAGGAACTGCACTTATGGATGCACTTGCACCGCTTGCAAAAGTATTAATACCTATAGCAACGGATATTTTTGATGTGTTAAATAGTTTATTAATGCCAGCTTTAAGTGCTATCGGTTCGGTTTTAAATATAGCATTAATGCCTTTGAGAGTTATGTGGGATTTATTTATGGCAATAGCTAAACCTATCGCAGCGATAACAGGTGCTATTATGGAAAACATATCAAAACCATTAGCTACGGTAAGTGAAAAATTAGAGCCATTGATGGCTAAATTTACAGAATTAAAAGATAAAATAATGGAAGGAATTGCTCCTATTCTTCCTGTGTTTTCATTTATAGGAGAATTATTAGGTACTGTAATCGGTGGAGCTATCGATGTTTTAGTTGGAGCATTTTCAATATTATTTGATTTTGTTTTCGGAGGTATAGATATGATAAGTGGTTTTTTACAAACTTATTTAGTAGAACCAATTATGAGTTTTATAAGTACTATACAATCAGGATGGGAAATGGTTAAAGGTTTCTTCGGTATGGGTGGAGAAGAAGCTGGAGGTGGTGAAGCAACTCAAAGTGTTAATGATGGTGTTATGCAAAATGGTCAGGTTATATCAACAGACCCTGCAGACTTCTTAATTGCTTCCAAAAACCCATCAGCATTAGCTGGGCAAATTGGTGGTGGAGATGGAGGAGGAACTGCGGCATTAGTTAGTTCATTAATTGCTGAAATGCAAGGGATGAGAGCTGATTTGGCTGCCGGTAAAATTGCAGTTAATATAGATGGTCAAAGAATGAACGCAAAAATTGCAGCAAATGCAGTTAGAAATCCAATAAGCTAATAATGGGAAAATCAATAATAGAACTTTTCGAAAGTAATAAGGTATCAAGACAAATACCTCAACCACCTCCTACAAGTGGTACTTCTCAAGGCGGACAATTTCTTATTGATAGAAATAATAGAGTAGGTAATTTTTTGGGTAATGCATTAGGAACGAAAGACCCATTAAAAGAAACTGCGTTTGAACAAGAAACAACAGGATTAAGGGTTAGGAGATTTATAAATGAACCTACTTTATATGGTACTGATATAGTAAGATTACAACAAAAAACAACTTCTTTTATACAAGGTATGATTGCGGCTAAAACAAATGAAGATAGCGCAGCAGTAGTATCGATATTAAAAAATTCAAATGGATTTGCTGGAAAAGTAAATAAATTCTTAGGAATACCTACTACAATATATCCATCATCATTGAGAGCGGAAGAAGCATTTCAAAAAGGGAAAGAACCGCTAACAAATGAAACAATTGCTAAGATAAAAAAAGATGCAGCAGGTTCTCTAATTGGTAGATATCTAAATGATACTGCTAGAGGAACTCCTCAACAGGCATCTAAGCAGGTAATTGGAGGTGGTATAGGTTTAGCAAAAGG